AAAGCCACTTGCCCCGCTTTGCTCCCCTACTATATATAAGGCAGGAAATTTAGGTCATTTCCCGCTTTTACAATGTGACCTTAGTCACACCTACTATAACCGCAGGTCAGAGGCGTATTCAGCTTTAACTTTAGCAAATATTTTTTGTGTGGGTATATGTATACACCCCGTGTCAAATTTAGCAACGGGGGGTGCCCCTTCCTTTGCCCAACCCTCACCGTATGGTAGAGCGTTAGACAGTTACGGGCTGTATGTCTAACCGTATGGGTGCGAACTAAAGCAGGTGCTACCCTCCCGGCACCCTCCCCGCGACTCTCACCAACTTATTTAATACTCCGGATTTCCCCGGATTTAATAACCGACTCAACCAACCCAACCGCCTCAACCGGTAACGGGATACCAACCCAACCGACCCGACCAACCCCAACCGGTTACCGATACCCAACCCGATCACCTTGCCAACCCTCAACCCTTACCCAACCCCGGCGAATAGATAGCCGATCCTTACCGGATCTCCCTCACTATCTGCCACGAGCTGCGACCCGACACACCCTAAAAGATCTTTCTAAATGGTGTTGCACTATGGGGGATAGTCGTGTACTTTTGTACCTGTAGCGATCACCCGCTACCAAAAGAAAGGGCTAACAGAATGAGAATGTCCACTAATACAGCACTAGACGGTTACGATTACGATAACCAAGCGTGGTACAAAAACGGCGTTTATGTGCGTTGCGGTCATCCTGACTCAATGGGCTGCGACTGTTTTGGCAAGATCAACGAGGGAATGGCGGTAAAGTAAATGACTACAAAAACAGGTAAAGAATTAGCCGTGTTACTTTCAACGATCAAACTCAACGACGACAATGACCCGAACGCGAACGGCATACCCGCCGACCTATGGGGCTGCCTACCCGATCAAGCAGCCGGGCAAGCGTGGGCGCAATACGTGGCGAACGTCGCCCTTGAGGTGGCAGACATTCTCGCCCCGGAGGGTGAGTACTCTTTTGATGATCTAACGGAGGCTCTTTTAGAATACTCCGATAACGCCGTCCCGGCTTATTACTACGAACAATTTAAGGAGATCGCAGATCTCAACCTATGGGCAATTACAGAGATCGAAGAGAATGTAGACGAACGCCTACAATGCGACCCGGAAAACCCTCTCAACCTGCGCTCTATGATGCCTTTCTATTGCGCTGCAGCCTATGAGATTACCTATCTTGCGATCTGTAACTACATTATGAGCGAAGAGGAGGCGGAATAGTGGAAAACGTAACGGCTCGCGGTTGGTTTATGTTGGGAGTCTGCGCGGGGCTTGCGGTGTGGGGTTTGTGGGAGGTAGCCACGCACCTGTTTTGGAATGGCAGCGGTTGGGAATGGTGCGAAGATCTCGCAACCTGTAGCACTAGGTAGGTGACTCTCCTCCCTTGCCTACGGGCGAGGGAGAGGGAGCCGGTATCTAGCCGGACATTGAGAAAGGGTTACACAATGAGCAACAAAAAGACATTCACGCGCCTAGTAAACATTGAGACAGGCGAGACAATGGGCGAGGGAGAGATCACCCCGGCTGCTGCTAAGCGCCTCATAAAGCACTACAGAGCTTTTGGTTTCTACCTTGAGGCGGTGGCTGCGTGACTATTGAAAAGACATACGCCGGGGCGCTAGTGGTGAGTGCGCTAGTAAATTGGGAGGGCGTAAAGTGGCTAGAGTCTGCCACCTATTACGGCTACACGGCGCGAGAGGCTAAGGCTAGTTTCAAGGAGTCTTGCGCCCGGTTAGGTTATGAATTAGTATAGGGCAGAGTACGGTAGACGGTATGCTTGTTACCCTTTCCCGCCGGTGTTGGCGGGAGAGGGCGAGAGGTAGATCGCCTCAATGTGGAAGAGAAAAGGGTTAAGAGTATGAGAGTAAGCGAGCTATTAGAGCAGCTAAAGAGTTACAAGCCTGATGATGAATTGTTAGTTGCTTATTGGGATAAGGAGTATGCAGAAACCTCTTTTGATAGTGAGGAGGGAGTTACCATAAGTGATGACCTATGGTCACAAGCTATTCGACGAGCAGAAAAGGCAGAATTTTGGCAAGCCTCCGGGTCTGAAGAGATCTGCGATCAGGTAAGGCAATTACTAGAAGAGGGCGAGGGTAAGTAAATGAAAGAGTACGATTACAACGTAATTTTTACGGGTAACTATTGGAGTTTAACTACCCGGATCTCCATTGATTTAGATGAGCATACGGGAAACCTAAGTGATGATGCCAGAGAAGAGGCATTAGATAGAGCTGCCGGGGCTATACAAGAAGAGTTAGGTATCAACCCTCTAGCTTTCGCCCACTCTACTAACGTCGCACTATTACTAGATGATGAAGAGATTTGGCTAGAGACTAATCAAGAGTTCCCGGCGATACACGTGGAGGTAGTCAATGGATAAGTGCAGATATTGTGGCTTACGTGGGTTAGTGCTATCCACTATCAGCGCAGACTATTCTTGCGAGCATTGTGGAGAGTGGCAAAATGCGGTACTCAATAGTGCTTGGATAATCGTAGGCTATAGGGAGGTAGCGTAATGAGCTATGAGCCAGAGTTAAATGACCCTGTTTTCTATGCGGAAGAGTATGAGCCGGCGGTTAAATGCTTTAGATGCAGCGACCCACTAGATCGAGACGACATAGTGTGGGCTGATGTTGAGGGACAGATAGGGAAAGAGGGCAACGATACAGCGTGGTGCGTACCGTGTTTACCAATAGAAGAGGGAGAGAGTAATGAATAAAGAATACTTAGAGGCTAAGTTCGACCTATGTATCAATGAGGCAGAGAAGGACTTACAACAGGAGGAGATAGCGCGAGCTATCGCCAACCTACGACGGGCTAACTCTGCCCTATCGCAATTGTTCGGGTTCGAGAGTGAGGATGACAATGAAATCTAGTTCTATAACTTACGACTGTGCCTTAAATAATGGCTCTGTTTCGTTGATTACTGATGATAAAGAATACTTTGAGTTACACATAGCAGGGTATCAGGGAGAGAAAGAGCTTTCATTCTTAACTAAGGGAGAGTTAGTCGAGCTTGGAGAATGGTTGCTCTCTATGGGAAAGGGCAAAGAATGAGTAACATCTACACGCTACACCCACCAAAGAGTGACCTGATTAACTTCTATGAAATCCTAGAGCCTGAAAGTAGGGGAGGGCAGGTGCGTTGGGGAGGAGGAGATGCCAAGTCTGCTATTCAATGGCTCTACCTTGCACCGGTTGGTAGCCGTATCCTGGTATCTGCGTGGGATAGTGATGAGGAGGATGCCCATTTAGTAGGGCAGAGCATAGACATAACAGAGCTTATTCAACAGGCGAGGGAGGTAGGGCTATGACCTATGTACTAGGTCTAATCGTGGTAATGCTGGTAGTCTATGCACTTATTGTGTGGGAGGATAAGATCAATGGAGAGTAGACAAGTAAGCGGGAAACAATCTATCCATTACCGCAATTACCGGAGGGCAAGAGATAAGGCACTAGTGCGCTTAGCACACCTATACCCAGACACATACAAGCAGTTGCTTGATGAACAAAGGAGTTTTGATGAGCAAGAGGGCAAGAGTTGGATTATTGATAGTAATAGTAAGCTCACTATTGCTATTCACACACGAGCGAACGCCGTCCCCGATGTTGCCGGACGTACCGATTATGAAAGCGCGGACGAAGGCTACAATGGAGGAGAAGCGTGAGAACAAGGCACTTATCATTAGTTACCTCAACGCCCTCGGATACAATGACAAGCACATCAACTGTGCCATCACCTTATGGACCCGTGAGAGCAGGCTTGACCATCTCGCGGACAACCCAAGATCAACAGCTTACGGAATTGCTCAGATGCTTAGAGAGCGCAGTAGCCAGCCTGAACTCCAAATCCTGCACGCTGTTAGATACGTTGAACACCGCTATTCAGGGAGTTTCTGTAGCGCTAAACGCCACTCCGATAGAGTCGGTTGGTACTGAAAATTGCTAGGTTTCTAACCCTTTCCTAGCAGAACAAAGACCCATCGGTAACGGGAACCGGTGGGTCTTTTGCTTACCCGCCGTTGGAGTAGAAGCCTTTACCCTTGAAGGTGATAGCGGGAGAGTCCCACTTACGCACCATCGGTATGTGACAATCAAAGCAGGAAGGATCTCTTGGATCCTCGTGGATAGAGCGCTCAATAGTTAATACACTATTGCAATCAGGGCAACGATAGTCATACTGCATTAGAGTTGCACCGCCTCCTCTATGGGTAGATAACCTACTAACTTTTCAACCTTATCAAGCCTGTCAAACTCTGTAGTCGCTGGCATCTGATGGTTAAACCAAACCGGCTCTGCAACATCCATCAAGTCAAAAGAAAAGACACCTTCTGGTGTGGAGTTGATGTAGTAAGGAACCAAGTCACGCTCTGCTGCTTGGGTAATGAGCTTGCGATACTTCATCTCCTCTATCAGTAACGTGGGATAGTGGGTAGCCCTACACTTTAACTCTATGTAATGACCTGCCTGCATAGAGATGCAGTCGAAGGCATCATAGATGCCCGGTGCTTTCTCAAGGTCAGGGTAATAACCCTCACGCAAGAAGGTAAAGAGTAACTCCTCGTTCATTGCCAGGGTGAGATCCCGCCTAGTATCTCTTGCAGCTTACGCAAAGAGTGAGCACACCTACGATCTGCAGTAGAGATAGCACACTCTAAGTGTCCTGCTATCTGTTGCAGCGTGAAGTTCTCGTGGTGGCGCAGGCGTAGCAAGGTCTGATCTTCTACCTCTAGTTGAAGGTAGCCCTTCTTGATATCAATAAGACTTGCCAATAGGTTGCCACCTTCTGATGGTGATGATCTACCCTTTGGTTGTCCATCCTGAATCATCTGCTGTACCTGCTCTAGTACTGTGCCATCAATGACGGATGCAATGACAAAGGGTAGTAGCTGACCTAAAGTAAATGACTCGTAGTACACCTCATCTGTGGTGTTGTAGCCAGACTTAGCAGCCTTCTCTTTGCGAGCATAGCGTTCTGCTACACGTCTCATTTGATAGGCAATGCGCTGTTCGTTGTGCCTGCGTCGCTCTTCAATAGGCTCCATTAGATCTACGTTGTGGTCATTAGCCCTAGTCATAGCCCAAGCCATACACTCCTGCTTGATGTCATCCTTTTCTACATAGGATTTATACCTACGATAGATAGTGTTGGCAACACTAGGTACTAGGTCATAGATTACTGGATGCAGTTCAGTCATTGTCCCGCACTTCTGGCCACTTGCCATCGAGTACCATCATTGCAATAGCTGAGTAGTTCAGTAGATCTAAGAATGAGTCACGTAAGGACTCGTTGCTTGGCTTAACGCCAGAGTCAAGCAGGTTATTGATGCGAGCTATCTTGTCCCACATACGTACACGCAGACCATTAAGTGGTCCACCTGGTGAGTGAGCAATGTTCTTTGGGCCGTAGTCGTGATGCTTACGTACCAGTAGGTTACCTGCTTGGTCCATAATGCGCCAGACATCTGCAATAAAGGCAGCATCTATCTTGTCGGTGTAGGTTGTATCAAGAGTGTCTCGGTTTCCATATTGATCTCTAGGATCTGAAAGCCCATATGCTGCAAAATCTGTACCATCTGTTGCCATTCGTTTTTACTCACCCTTCTCACCTACTAGCAAAGCACGTGTGGCATCTGCCCCGTGCGCTAGGTAGTAGTCGTTGATATCCATACCTGCTGGTAGTGTAACGATAACTGAGTTCATTACCTCGTTAGCCACACGCTTAGCAAACTCAGCTCCAGGGTTAGACCCATCCTCTTTCACATCGTTATCGCCTACCACATAGATAGTTTCGTAACCTGCAAAGAGCTTTGGAAAGTGTGACTTCCAAGCAGCAACACCTGGCACACCTACTGCTGGGATACCAAGCACACCACTAGTAATGACTGTATCTAACTCACCCTCACACACAACAACTCTAGGTGAGTCAATAGTAATATCGCATACGTTATACAGGTGTGACTTCTGCCCTGTCGGGCTACCATACTTAGGCTTACCTTCATCGGTACGTCTGAACTTAAAGCCTACACAACTACCGCTGGCTGTGATGTATGGAATAGATATCCAACCCTCATAACTTTCGTGTCCGTTCATTGGTTCTGTGATGGTACCTAACTGAAAGCGTGCAGCTACCTCTTCAGAGATCCCACGTTCTGCGAGCACGCCTAACGCCAGAGGCGTTATTGCCTGAGCGTATCGTTGCGCCGCTTCCAGTAGCGATTTCGATTGCACGTTTGAGACCATCTTTGAACTCCAAATTCTCTAGTATGCAGACTAAGTTAACTGCATTGCCACCCTTACCGCAGGTATGGCAGTAGTACAAGTTGTCGTACGTGTTTATTACCGCTGACCTACGACTGTCATTGTGCAAGCAACATCGAACCGAGGTTGACTTACCTTCTCTTACCTCGCCACCATAGTTAGATACAATCGGACCTATGGGGATTGTGTTTGCATCAACGGGACCTTTGAATTTTCCCGCTTTACGTACCCTGGACCAGTCTTGTGCTGGCATACGCACCCCTTAAAGTCGCACTTGTCGTGCCAATTAGTTGCACGTTTGTAGTGAGCAAGCCTGTTCTCTTCTCCAGCTTTAAGACAGTTCTGGCAGATCATTCGTTGGCAATCCTATCTCGTAACGTTGAACAAAATCCTTCTGGATCGTAAGCATAAGTATCATTGTTGGTCCAGAAGGTAGTGCTTAGGCTTGGACCTGTTGACAAGTTGCAATCAATCCTGTATTGGTTTGACCAACCAACCGTGTAGAAAAAGAATAGTAACCCAACGCTGCCAAAGATTACAGTGATAGCAACTATCGTCCCACCAATAAACTCTTTATTCCAAAACCAAAACTCAGTCAGCTTGTGCTTCATATTCTTCTGTCGCTTCCTCTGCATCAGCAGCAATGATTACTTCTTCTAACTTTTCAAGAAATTCTCCCTGAGATTTTAGTAACTCAGTTGCATCTTCTAGTGTAACTGGCGTTAGTATCTCTGATGTTGTTATTTCTCCACCTGGTACTGGCATTATTGTTTCTCCTTAATCCATTGTGCTAGGTCTTGGATGACCCAGGCTTTTTCTATTCCAGCGTTGCGACGCTTAACTATTACATAGTGCAGTGGGACTTCCCCAAGGCCACGTGCATTAGCATAGTTAAGCGCCTCAACCTCTGCTTCTCTCCAGAATTCAGGCAAGGAAAGTGTTGCCCTGTTCTTGAGTTCAAGGATGTAAGTTTCTCCTGCGATAACAGTAACGATATCGCCCTCATCCTTTGCCCCAGCCTTAGACAAACGCTCTGCTATGACTCCGCATTTGCGTAGCCACTTCATTACATCTGTCTCGAATTGGGAACCCTTAGTCTTGTTGTACTGACTCATCTACCAGTACAACCTTGTTGATCTTGTAGACCACTTCACCAGTCTCATCTTTGACCAGTTCGACAACACCAGATTGAAGCAACGCACCAACGAAGTTGGTTACATCTACCTTGAGTGCATCTAACTCAGCACGCAAAGCATCTATCTTTAGGTTGTCTCTGTACTTATTGGTTAACTCTGGTTCAGACATTGTATCCTCCTTGGTATCCTGCAATCGCATCTTTTCTTAACATCCAACCAAACTCATCTTGGTCGCCTATCTGTACTGCTGCATAGTTTACTAGAAGCTGTGCATATTTCTTGCCATCTGCTGTGTGTGGCCCAAATCTATTCTTGACCGCTGCAACCTTTAAGGTTGCCTGACCTGGGTCATAACCAAGAGTCAAGATCAGAGCAGGTAACTGCGATACCTTGCCGTGGATAGCCCTACGATGAGGTGGCTCAGATGGTGAGCCATACTCTGACTGTTCTGATACGTGGTGCAGGACCATTACGCACGCCTCTGTCTTGCGTGCCATATCGTGCAGCTCCATCATAATTGCACGAAGTCCTGCCCACTCGTTATCAGTTTCTGCTGATACATTCATTAAGTTATCTATCACTATCAACTCTGGTGGTATTCCGTAGAGTTCTACGTAGGCACGAATCTCTAGTTCAAGATCATCAATAGATGGTGATGAGTCGAATACCCATTTGATGTGTGAAACCTTTTCAAACTGGGCATCGTAGTAGTGTGAATTGTTTGATAGGTTTGCCTCAACCGATACCTGTGAGTGACCAGATAAATGTGAAGCAGCACGCATCATTACTGTAGTTGTGTCGGTGTCTGCCGAGAAGAACAAGGTAGGAACCTTTGCTTTGACCGCATAGATCAGGGCGAACATTGACTTACCAGCATTAGGTGCAGCAGCTACCATACATACTTGGCCTCTGCGAAACTTAATACCTTCGGCTGCTAAACCTTTCCACACATCCGGTAGCGGTGTTGCTTTGGTAAGCACACCACTCCAAGCGCGGGATAGGTTAAGCACTTCGGTCCTCCTGATTAAATTTAATCTTGCGTTCTCTGCGGATGCGTCTGCGATCTAGGTCGGCAAGGCCACCCCAGATTCCGTGTATCTCGTTGTAGATTCCCCACTCTGCACACTCAGTTCTGTGTGGACAAGAGAAGCAAATAGACTTTGCAATCTTGGCTTCAGTCTGACCAATGCCACCTGATTCTTTCTCAGGAAACCAATAGTCTCCGCCTACTGTTGCACAACTAGGAGCTTCGTATTCCGAAGGCTCCCGCATAATTATCTAACCCAGATTGTGTCGCACTTATCTGTCGCGCCCTTTGGTGTTGAACACATCCAACCCTGCCAAGGACCCTTGGTTGATGTACCGGTCTTGTAAACCATAGGACCGTGCTTGCAAGCGTTACCGCCTGCTGCTACTGGTGCAGGGGCAGCAACTGGTGTTGCATTAAAGGATGCAGCAACTGCTGCAACTGTAGGTGCTGGGGCTGCGGGAGCTGATCCACCTGATAGTTCAAAGCCTGTTGCTCTGATGTTCATTGCATTCATAGCAAGGTCTGCAAGACCTGACTCTAATTCTGTAACTGTTGCTGCATACAAGTTGATGAGTGTTCCATCATTTAACTTGTAATTGATTTGGAACTTTGTTCCCTCTGTAGCCATTTACTTTCCTCCACTTTGTTTTACTGATAGGCGCTGGCTCTCAGCTCCTACCTTCTTAGGTACAAACCCCAAGAGTTTTTCTACCTCGCCACTGTCAACGCTCTCACGACCTTTAACAGTTGTCCAACTCAACTCGATGCCACTAGATGTTGTACCTAGTAACCCTTCAAAACTTGCCTTCAAAGAATCCTGCTGTGTTTCAAGCTCTTTGATCTGTGCTGCTAACTGTAAGTACAGAAGTGCATTCTTGTCAACTTCTGCATCAGCAATGATTACATCACTGACTGGTATACGTTCTTTTTTTAGACCAACGCATCCCATCTGCCCACTTGCGTCATAGAACTTGCAATAGAACTGACAGTAACTTGCATCCTTTTCAGGAGCTGGTGCCTCTGCTGCTTCTTTAACAGCAGACAACCAACCCAATGCTTCCAAGGCCATAGCCTCGTTGTATTCTTCTGTGTGTACCTTGACATCTCGTTCATCACCATCACGTGCGATAGCAACTAGTGATACTCGCTCTACCTTATGACCATTCTTAGCCAGTAGGTAGCCATAGACCTGCACCTGCCAACGCTGTTGCGTTGATGGGAAGTAGCCAAGGTTTCTAATCTTAGAAGTTTTCCAGTCAATCACATCACCGGTACTTGGTACATAGCAGTCAATGTGTGCTTTCATTCCGTTGTATTCAACTTCAGTTTCTAGTAGCACATCTGGATTATCAGATAGCGCCTTCTCAATCTCTGCGTGGATAGCAGTACCCATAATCGCAGCGAGCTTTAACTCATCATCATTAGTTTCTGGTTGATCGTTAAGTCTGTACCAAACCTTACGACGACAACCACCTAACTCTGATGGTCCTATCTGTACCTGC